CAGTGGAACTGACAGGTAGTACCTATTGTTGTGAAACTGGCCAACGCACTTGCCAAGGAAATTGCGGTTGATTCTTGCGATCAGATCCTTGATGGCCTCGGATACAGGCACGCCCACGACAAAGTAATCGTCCGCCAATGATCGCGCCAATGACCTGATGCCGTCGCTGGCAAGAAAGAAAACATCTTTACCAGCATAGGCTACCGATCCTCCGGCCACGCATCCGATCCTGTCGTTGACCAGCCGCACCGTCCACCCGGCAGCCGTGGTTGCCGTAGGATCAACCGTGACAATGTAAATCTTGCTTGGCTTGAAGACGATCATTTCGTAATTAAAGAAGGGCTGGATGGCCACAATGTCCTCGCCGTCATTACCACCGACAACAATGCTGTTTGTCGATTTCCATACTTCGGCATCAAGGATGTCGGATGCGTAAAGAGTGTTTCTGTCCGCTCCAGTTCCTACTGCAAAGATTCTATTAGTAAACTGCCTAACCAATCGAAGTGCAGGCGGGGCAAGGCTAGAAATGCTGGCTGTAGCTGTTGCTGTAAAATGCCCACCACCAGAGGGAGGAGCAGCAATGGTAACTGTTGGCGCGGTTGTATAGCCCGATCCAGCAAAGGTAACTGTTACCGCAGATATTGTACCGCTGGTAACTGTGGCAGTCGCGCTAGCTGTTGTTCCGTAGGCTATGTTGGGTGCGCCTATTGTTACGGCTGGAGCAGTTGTATATCCCAATCCCTGGGTTGATACTGTTATCGAAAGAACGCTTGTGCCTTGCCTAAATGCTGTTGTTCCATCCGTGAAATGAAGATTGCTTGCTCCATCGGTATAATAAAGCCTGTTATTAAACTGAGAAAAATCAACCTGTACTGCGCCACTTGTTACAGTTCTAGCGGTTGTGGCAAAGCTTGTTGCGCTTGTTGATTTGAAAATTGAACCATTGCAGGCAACAACAATTTCCTCAATGTTTGGCGTGTCAAAATAGTGCATCCCTTGAATGGCAAAGCCGGACGATACGTTGGTCGAAATTGTTTCTGTCCCCATGCGTGTCTGGAGTGTGCCGCTTGGGCTGATCGTCATGTTGTAAAGCTCGCTGGCTTGGTTGTTGCCAATCAGGTTGGGCGTTACGCCAGAGACCTGTCCGCCTTCAAAAGACGTAGATCCGGCAATGGAAAGAACGTCATCAATCGAGTCGATGTAATAGGGCATGACGAGAAGCCCTCCTTATGAAGCGGTTATTTCCTCGGTCGTAAGATCGCCAAGGCTGGACGGCGTGATCTGCTTGATTCCGCCCACCTGGCTCAACTCGTAGTTGGCCATTGCCGATAGATCCGCATTGGCGGTCTGAACGATCTGAGCCGCTTTGGCATACTGCCGCTCACGCTCCAAGGCATCGGAATGAGTCAGGGCAAGGACAACTTGGTGAACGTGAGGCAGACGAAGTTCGTCATCCAGCGCGTCGGTGGACGGAGGAAAGTCCACGATGTAGTTGTTGCGCGTAACGCACTTTAGCTTCTCCACCACGCGCAAGGCTATGGTCCCCGCAGTTTCCAATCTCGGATACAGATCAAGCTGTGCAACTCCGCTCGTATTGCGGCCAGTAAAATGGTAAAGAACCGGCGTGCCGGTGCGGGTGTCTTCGAGCAGGTCAGCGTCTTGGCTGACGATGGTGGAGAGATCAATGGGTTCAACTTCGGATTGGTCATAAGCAACTGATAGTGGGGTTTCGACATTGGTGCCGAGCGTGATGGTGCGCCCGGTGCCAACGGAATAGGTGGAGGTTGTTACGCTTTCCCGCCACGGGGCGAAGTTCCACACGCGTCGGTAATTAAGCGAGGCGGACTTCTTGAGGAAGGTTACGGTGTCGGCATCGGTCTTGCCGATCTTCTCACCCGCAAATGTGGCAATTTCGGATAGTGTCATTAAAGTTGTTCCTCGTTATTTATAGCAGGCAATACAAACACATCAAGCACAGGATCATAGATGTCTCCAATGCCAGCATATTTACCTCGAAAATTTCCATTGTAGGAGGTTTGCACCCAATTCCCGCCAAGCAGGCGGTTGCAGAAATCCTTGCCGATCTGCTCTGCTTCGTTGCCGTTGGCATCTGCCGTGTCGGTATTGGCCACGACCACAACACGGAGAACCTTGTTGTCTTTGTCGATTTCAGCAAAGTGAGCCATTTTAGTTTAGCAGGTATCGTATAATTACGATTCCAGATCCTCCGTTTCCTCCGGCATAGAATGATGTGGTTCCAGCCCCGCCGCCTCCTCCTCCTCCAGTATTTACAGATCCAGCAACACCAGGGCCATTGTCATCTCCATTTCCACCGCCGCCGAGACCTCCAGAACCAAAGCTCGTTGCTGCGGCAGAATTTCCACCTCCTCCACCTCCTCCAGAATAATAAACAGAAGAACCTGTTATGGTGTATGATAGCCCATTTCCGCCATCACCCGCAAGATCGGTTGTTCCAGAAGAATTTTCACCAACCGATCCCATGCCACCTCCACCTGCACCGGCATTTACGGCATTGTATCTTGTGCCTCCGCTAAAACCCTGTGATGCAGATCCTCCAGCTTGAGTTGTGGCATTCCCAGAACCAGACCCGCCTCCTCCACCACCACACCCGCCAGCCACCCCAGGCCTATTTGTGCTTCCGCCGCCACCGCCACCTGTTCCAGTTGAAAAAGTTCCAAATATAGAATTTGAACCATTGGTTCCATCTGTTATAACAGAACCAACTCCTCCCCCTCCGCCTCCTCCTATTGTGATTACATGGCTTCCGGTAGTTACTGAAATTCCTGTGCTATATGAAATTCCACCACCGCCGCCACCTCCGCCACGCCTTGATCCCCCACCTCCTCCACCAGAAACAACAAGAGCCTCAACACTTCCGCCTTGGGTTACATTCAAAGTTCCAAGGCTTGTGAATGTATGGATGCGGTATCCACCCACATCTGTCTCAACACCGCCAGACGCAATAACACCGCGCCTAGTTCCAACAAATCCTAAATTTCTAAGTCCAAGTACATTCACGCTTGGACGGCATAGGCAGCCACGGTATTTGCCTCGGTCGTTCCAAACGAGGTGATGGAAAGCACTGCGTTTTTACTTGCAGCAATGCTGGTTGGTTTTGCCCCGACAAATACCCAGCTAGTTGGGAATGTAAAGTTTCTGGCCGTTCCATCCGAAGTTATGCGAATGGAAAGACTTTTGCCCTCGGCGTAATTTGTGGCCGTGTATGTGATGTTTCCAGTTATCGAGTGGGTCAAATAACCCTGGCTTGTAAAATCAAGCTGCTGTGTTCCGCTTGTTGTGGAAAGCGTTCCGACATTAACTGCAAAATTCTTTCCTGTGGCAATTTCGCTGATGGTTGCAGTTGAGGAGGTTAGGGTTTGCACTGTTCCAGTTGTTGCATTTAATGAGCCTGAATATGTGCCACCGGTAAGACTTGAGGCAAGGGTTGAAGAAGTAAGCGTCTGGATGGTTCCGCTTGTTGCGTTGATCGAGCCTGTCAAAGATCCGCCAAAGGTTCCGGTGGATGAATTAACGACACCAGAATAGGTGCCTCCAGTAAGATTTGAAGAAAGCGTGCCGGATGTAAGCGTTTGAATTGTTCCGTTGGTAAACGTGGCGGCTGTCCCGGTGGTTGTGCCAAGCGTTGCCGTGTCAATCGTCCCCGTAGTGATCTTGGCGGTTGGAAGAGTTTGGGCAAAGTTGGCAACCGTAATGCGCTTTAACGCATTCGAATCGGACGCATCGCCAATCAAAAGCGTGTCGTTGGTGGCCGTTACCGTCTCGGCGGTGCGGTCTTGGATCAGGCCGGAGGTCGGGGTGGCATTGTTGACCAGCGCACCAAGCTTGGCCGCTGTCACGTCATTGGCGACTCCGTCGGTAAAAGTTGTTCCTGCTGAAAATGAAGCCATGGTATCCTATCCTCCCTGGGTAAGCCGGGAGCGGATCGCATCCCAGACCACACTGACAATAGCACCAATAGAGCCTGCCACAAGGAGCATCTTGGTTTTAAGGTGTTCTAGGGAAGTCACCCTATTGGACAGGTCGCCAAAGTTGGATAGGGAGCGTTCCACCATGCCGATCAGGGTAACTTGGCGTTCTTCCATCCTAGCCAGCCGCTCGGCCATCGACCCGAATTTTTCCCGAAGTTCATGGATCTCGTCAAGACTCACGACCCTTACCCTCCAGATACTTTAGAGCCACGGCCAAATGCACGACAGCGTCCACAATCTCGTCCCGATCCCGACCCTCCTCCACAATGCGCTTGATCGAGCGGTTGACGGATAGCAGGTGCTTCACCTTCCCGATGTAC